AAGGCTATGGCTAGACACGTTGTCTATGGCCCGCCCCCTGCATCGTGTGACTGTAGGCGGTTCGCTGAAAGCACTCGCTGAGCATTACGGCATTGGTCGCAAGGGTGATGAAGTGATCAACGCGCTTGGTAAAAGGCGCGTGGACTTCACGCCAGAAGAACTTGCACGTTATGGTGCGTACTGCACTAACGATGTTGAGTTGACCTACAAGCTGTTCACCAAGATGAAGAACAAGTTGCCAGTGTCGGAGTTGCTGATCATAGATCAGACGCTTCGTATGTTCACTGAGCCTACGATTGAACTAGATGTTGCACTGCTAGAGCAGCACCTTGAGTACGTTAAGAATAAGAAGTCCTCGCTTGTAGAGGAACTAGGTCTGGACTGCACGGAAGAAGAAGCCAAGAAGATACTGATGTCGAACGAGCAGTTTGCTACGTTCCTTGCTGGCCTTGGTGTAACACCCCCCGAAAAGATAAGCGCACGTACAGGGAAAACCGCGTGGGCCTTCTCGAAATCTGACAAGATGTTTACCGACCTTGCTGAGCATGAAGACCCGCGCGTTAGTGCGGCTGTTTCTGCACGGCTTGGGGTGAAGTCTACATTAGAAGAGACCCGCACTCTGTCCCTTCTGGGGGTAGCAGAGCGCGGTCGCTTGCCTATTATGCTTAACTACTACGGCGCACACACTGGTCGCTTCAGCGGCGGTGATAAGCTTAACCTACAGAACTTGCCCCGTGGCGGTAAACTACGTAAGGCACTACGCGCACCTGAAGGCACTGTCCTTGTGGCTTGCGATAGCGCACAGATCGAAGCCCGTGTAGTTGCGTGGCTTGCAGGACAAGCTGATCTTGTCGAAGCTTTTGCACAGAGCAGAGATGTCTACAGTGAGTTTGCTTCTGAGGTGTACGGCAAGAAGGTAACCAAGGCCGACAAGGTAGAACGCTTTGTCGGTAAGACCTGTATTCTGGGGCTGGGTTATGGGATGGGTGCGGAAAAGTTTCGTCGCACACTAGAGCTTGGCATGGGTGGCATATCGGTAAAGATGGATATAGGTGATGCCGAGCGCATTGTCCGTCTGTACCGCAACAAGAACCATCAGATAGTACGTTTGTGGGAGCGGTGCGGATATGCACTCCGGCAAATAGTGAACGGTAGTGAAGGAGAGATAGCCAAGGGTGTCGCCTACAATGGTGAAGGCTTGGTGCTACCGAATAAGATGCCGCTGTTCTACCCAATGCTTAGACAGACCGACAACGGGTTTGCCTACCTTGCTGATGCCAAGCAGTTTCAGCTTGCCAAGAAGCGGGTGACTGAAGGAGCAGACATAAGCAAGTTGGATTGGACGAAGGTATACGGTGGTAAGGTGACCGAAAACATAGTCCAAGCATTAGCCCGTATAGTTGTTGCAGAGCAGATGGCTAAGGTCGGTCAGAAGTATAAGGTGGTGCTACAGGTACACGACGAGATCGTGATCGCTGCACCGCACGACAAAGCCGATGAAGCTAAAACATATATCACAGAGGTGATGTCTACCCCTCCAGCTTGGGCCGCTGACCTACCCGTGTCGTGCGAAGCCGACTATGGCCCAAGCTATGGAGACTGCAAGTGAGCAGGAAATCCTTCAGAGAAGATATCATGGCGCGATATCTTGAAGGTAAGCGCGTCTCTCAGATCGCGCGAGAGGTTGGGTGTAGCATGGCTAACGTATCGAATACCATTAAGCGGTACGTTATGTGGAACGGTCATGTTACACCCGCGCTTCCAGAACCAGTGCTGTCTTGGATAATGAGTGAAGCAGTCCGTCTGGACAGACCCGCATCTGCTGTAGTGCGCCAGATCATAATAGATAGATACACCTATGTGACAGGGAAGAAGATATGAGCAAGTCGTGGGACGATTACTTCATGGACATGGCGCATCTTGTTGCTAGCAAATCAAAAGATTTAAGCACCAAGGTGGGTTGCGTAGTGATCAGTGAAGACAAAGTTGTTGTAGCTACAGGATACAACGGCATACCGGCAGGCGTTAAGGATGTTCGGGACAGGATGGAACGCCCCGCCAAGTATCTATGGACTGCTCATGCTGAAGAGAATGCAGTAGCCCTTGCCGCTAGGGTGGGGGCCAGACTGAAGGGTAGCAGTGCCTATGTCACACACGAACCATGCGCTAGATGCGCCCGCAGTCTTATCCAAGCAGGGGTGTCTAAGGTGTACGTGGGTGACGGCACTACCAGTATGCCAGAAGAAGAGTTCATTGCAGCCCGTATAATGTTTGTCGAAGCGGGTGTTAAGGTGGTACCATTACGCCCCGCCGCTTCGAAAAAGGACTGACAATGACCCGCCTGACCCATTCGTTTTCATCCATAAAGATGTTTGAGAATTGCCCGCACAGGTACTACCACCAGCGGGTGGCAAAGACCGTAGTTGACAAGGGGGGTGAGGCTAGCCTCCACGGGGAACGCATCCATAAATTTCTTGAGGATAGATTGAAGGGGGTGACGATGGAGCTACCCCCCGAAATCCAACAGATCGAACCCACTGTCCAGACCATTCAGAAGCTAGTCGGTAACGGTCAGCTTCATGTAGAACTTGAACTCACCCTCAACGAAAGTCTTACACCTACCGGATGGTGGGATGCAGACGCATGGCTACGGTCCAAGCTGGACATCCTTGTCATCAAAGGATCAGACGCCTACTGCCTCGACTGGAAGACAGGTAAGCGCCGCCCCGACTTCTCGCAGCTTGAACTGTTTGCGGCGCAGGTGTTTGCACACTACCCCGAAGTGGAGACCGTCACCTCCAGCTTTATCTGGCTGAAGGACACGGCGCTCGACAAGGAAACATACAAGCGTCAACATCTTTCTAGGTTGTGGGAGAACGTGCTTAGCCGCATCAAGCGGATTGAGCAGAGCGCCGAGACCAATAACTGGCCCGCTAAACCCAGTGGTCTGTGTAACTACTGCCCTTGCAAACACTTCTGCGAATATGCAAACTAGAACTTGACATCAATGTAAAGTGAGGTTATGTAGATGCCTACCCCAGAAGGTCGTATCAAAGCCAAAGTGGACAAGATGCTAAGCCAGTTGCGGGTATGGTCGTTTAGCCCACAGGCTGGCCCATTCGGTAGGGCTGGCATACCTGACCGGATACTGTGCGCGAACGGATCATTCATAGGTATAGAGGTTAAGGCAGATCGGACAAAGAAGCCGACACGCCTACAGGTCCAGTGCATGGCACAGATCGAAGCCTCTGGAGGTAAGTGCTTTGTTGTCTACGACGATGAAACACTGAGTGTTGCACGGGAATACATAAAGGGAAAACTCGATGAGTGATAAAGTAGCGCAAGGGCTTAAGGGATGATCGTTGTTGAAAGGGCAAAGGCTCTAGCCCTTAAACTCAACAACCCATCGCCAGTGCTTGAAGCCGTAGCATCTGCAAAGATGTTGCGCATTGGTGATCATAAAATTGTCGTCTGCCCTCACAGACTTGAGGAAGTGCAGACCCTACGTAACATTGGGTTCGATGCACCATCTCCCATACTGCATTACTACGACTGGCCCGGACGGTTTAAGCCGTTCGACCACCAGAAACAAACTGCCTCGTTCTTGACAGTCAACCATCGTGGCATTGTTCTGAATGAGATCGGTACTGGTAAGACACAAGCTGCGCTTTGGGCTGCTGACTACCTCATCAAGACTGGCGCAGCTAAGAAAGTCCTTATCATGTCTCCGCTCTCTACGCTGGAGCGTGTCTGGGGTGATGCAGTCTTTATGAACTTCCCCCACAGGAAGCACGTGGTTCTGCATGGTGATGCCAAGCGTAGAAAGAAGAGGCTGTCGTTCGATGTGGATTTCTACATTGTAAATCATGACGGCTTTCCAATCATAGCAAATGAATGTCACGGCATGTTCGATGCTGTCATCATCGACGAAGCAGCGGTGTACCGTAATGCTAAAACATCTCGTTACAAGGTGCTGAAGCGGTGGCTGGAGAAGAACGAAGCGACACGCTTGTGGATGCTCACTGGAACACCAACGCCTAACGAACCAGCAGACGCATGGGCTTTGGCACAGCTTCTCAAATCGCCATTCTGTACTGAGACATACACGGCCTTCAAAGATCAGGTCATGTTCAAGGTCAGCATGTACAAGTGGGAAGCACGGCCTCACGCGATGCAGATAGTACAGCATGTTTTACAGCCATCGATCCGCTACACGCGCGACGAATGCTTTGACTTGCCTGACACTATGTTGCAGACGCGCGAAGTTGAACTGTCGCCAGAGCAGTCGAGGCACTACGCTACTATGCTTAAGCACTTCATCTCTGAAGTGACTGAGAACAAGTCTACGATCACAGCCGTTAGCGAAGCTGCAAAAGCTATGAAGCTTGTACAGATTGCTTGTGGCGTAGCCTATGGCGACAATGGTGAAAATGTTGAGTTGCCATGCGCACCGCGCATCAACGCAGTGAAGGAGATTATTGAAGAAGCTGGGCAGAAGGTCATCGTATTTGTCCCGCTTACTGGTACGTTGCGTATGTTGGAGCGGGAGCTTTCAAAGCACTGGTCTGTTGGAGTTGTTAATGGTGAAGTTAGCACTACACAGCGCAATGAAATCTTCCACAATTTCCAGAACACTAGAGACCCCCATGTGCTTATCGCGCATCCAGCAACGATGGCGCACGGGCTGACCCTGACTGCTGCATCCACTGTAGTTTGGTACGGACCCATAAACAGCAACGAACAGTATGTTCAAGCGAATGGTCGTATCGAACGTATCGGTAAGAAGCACGTGTCAAACGTCATCCATATTCAAGCGTCACAGCTTGAGCGGTTGATGTTCAAAAGGTTGCAGAAGAAACAACATCTGCAAGGCGTACTGCTGGAACTTATTGCACAACAAACAAGGGAAGCCGATGAGGAAAGAACTGATACTGGAAGTGACTGATCACCCAGAAGCTGCTGCGATACTAGCAATCACACCAGAGCAGAACAAAGAGCTATCGCAATTCATTCGTATGGAAGGCCCGAAGCTTCTGACATACTTGGCAGAAGTCAGTGTTCCGTATGCGGATGATGATCGTATTCGCACACTTGTCTGCTTGGAACTGCTTGCTGCCGCTCTCCATAATTTGACGGTGCTGTCGATTAACCACAAGGAACACCAGATCATTGCCATGAGCAGGATGGTTATCAAACTTGTTGAGGTTATCGAAGACTTAAAGAGGGAGGCGAACTAATGTCTGAGCCAAATGTGGATCAGGTTGTTGCAGCGTACATCAAGCTGCGCGACAAGAAAGAAGTTATCGAAGCAAGAGCCAAGGAGGAAGTGAAAGAGATCAAAGAGAAGATGATTAAGTTTGAGACTTGGTTGCGCGAACAGGCTGATGCCCAAGGCGTTACCAGTTTCAAAACTAAGCACGGCACTGCTTTCATTACCACAGTAGACTTTGCCAACGTGGAGAACTGGGATGCAGTACTGAACTTCATCAAGTCGAATAATGCTTTCGACATGCTTGAGCGGCGCGTCAGCAAGACAGCGGTGCGCGGCTACATCGAAAGCATGAAGAGTGTACCTTCTGGCGTGAACTACGGTACACGTTTAGAGGTGAATGTACGCAAGCCAACAAACCGTGGGGAGGAGTAAATGGGTTTAAGAAGGTGGTTGCGCAACTGGCTATCAGCCAGTGGTGGGGTACAAACATATGTTGAAGAAGCGCCTCGGCAGCTTAGTCAGCTTGAGAGCATGATGGTTGGTAGTGAAATAGCCATCATAGCATACCGCATTAACAACGGATACCTGATGAAGGTGTTCGATCCAAATGCGCATATGCGTATGGGTAACTCCATGATCAAAAGCCTAGTCTATTGTCACAACGAGAAGGACTTGGCTGAAGCTATCCTTACCGAATCCGCCAAGACGCGGATGGGTATTGACCCCGCTGTGAAGATCACCTCTCTCGGCGGCGGTGGCGGCGGTAACGTCTACGCATCGAAACCTTGATACGTAGATAACTTATTAACTTTATTAAACGCTCAACACAGGAGAACATCTTTATGAGCAATCTCATCCCGACTAACATCCAAATCCCTGCGTATCTGGCAAACCGTATGGGCCAGCCGTCTAAGCTGGCACAAGATATTGCTGGTGGTCTCGGTGGTGGCGAAAGCTTCCCCCGTATCAGCATCAAGGGATCGCGGTTCCGTATCGTTGAAGACGGTACAGAGACGGTACTTAACAGCACCACTCTGGATGTGATTACTGTCGGTGCAAACCCCCGCCTTTCCAAGACTTGGTATGCCAAGGCGTGGACCCCTGACGCTGAACCGTCTGCACCCGACTGCTTCTCGCTTGACGGTGTAGGTCCGAACCCTGACAGCACGAACCCGCAGAATGATCTCTGTGCGTCTTGCCCTCACAACGCATGGGGTTCCAAGTTGGGGTTGCAGGGTCAGCCTCTGAAAGCCTGTGCTGATCAGAAGCGCATGGCGGTAGTGGCGGCTGACGATCCGACCGGACCTATCTACTTGTTGCAGGTTACCGCCGCTGCATTGAAGGGACTTCAAGCGTACCAGAAGTCTCTGACTATGCGTGGCATTGCACCTGAGACTGTACGTACCCGCATCTCTTTTGACACCGATGCTAGCTTCCCGAAGCTTACATTCTCCCTCGTCGGCTTCATCGATGAGGAACTGGTTGAGACAATCTCGGAGATTGCAAACAGCGATAAGGTGCTGGAGATCACCGGACAGAAGTCTATCAGACCCGCCGCTGCTATTCCTGCGGCTGCTCCGAAGGCTGCGCCTGTTCGCCCTGCTCCTGCTCCTGCTCCTGCTCCTGTTGAACAGCCGTCTGCTACGGTTGTTAAGCGCGGCTTTGGTGCTGCGGCGGCTCCCGCTCCTACCCCTGCGGCGGCTCCCAAGGCTACCAAGGCTGCTAAGCCCGCTCCCGTGACGGCTGCTGCTTCTTCTGCTACAAATCTGGCAGATGAAATCACCGCCCTGATGGGAGAGATTGACGCTGATGACGCCTAAGCAGCCCGTCGATATGGCTAAGGTTGAACTCCTACGTAAGCACATGCTTATCAGGGCGTCCGACCTAGCCATGCTCTGCGGAGTGTCGCGCGTTACATACTATAGCTGGTTGTCGGGTAAAGCTATCAGGCCGAAGAATGCCGACAAGCTAAAACGTGTTGTCAGGAAACTGATTGCCGCCATGCAACAGGGTGGATGGCCGTCAGCCGAGGTCACGGGCTTGGATAACGACACTCGCTTCAAGCGTCTCCTTGCTCTGCTAGAGCAGTATTAGTAGTCTCAAAAACTTGGGGGAGGGGATGCACCCCCTCCCCCATAAACATCTGCACAAGGGGTAGGCTATGAACACGTTGGAATTTCTCCAGCACGTACTGCCGTCTGAAGGGCTTTATGTGATGGGTACGGTGGACCCCCAAGTAGTGGGGATGTCACACGGGTTCTTCAACACCATAGAAGAACTGGAAAGAGCAATCGCTAAGAAGGCTGAAGACATCCGAGTTGGTGCAACCAAGCCTGTAAATATCTATTTCGCAGTCGGTAGTTTTCTAGACCGGAAGACTGGGCGCAAACAGATTAACTCTAACAAGTTGAAGGCGTTCTTCTTCGACGTTGATTGTGGCTTTGATCACAAGAAAAACGTATGGAAACCGTTCAAGGACTGGAAAGAAGGGCTTAGGGCGCTTGGTGATTTTGTCGCCAAGTACAACCTACCGAAGCCTATGATCGTAAGCTCCGGTAATGGGCTGCATGTCTATTGGGTTCTGACCCACGACCTTGATAGTGATGACTGGAAACCTATTGCAGAGAAGCTTAAGGGCATCATGCCCGAAGAGTTTGATCCGTCAGTCCCTGCTGATAGCGCCCGTGTTCTACGCCCACTCAATACGGTAAACGTAAAGGGCAACGGTACTGTCAAGGTCTTGATCCATGCAGACCCAGTAGACCCAGACGCATTTGCTTCCATACTGGATAGCCACGCTCCTAAGAGAACGGTGGTGTATCAACAACGGACATCGACCGTCTTGGAGAACATGGCGGTCACGTATGACTATCCACCAGCAAATCCTGATGTGCTTCTCTCAAAGTGTGCGCAGCTTAGGTGGGCGGTAGACAATCAAAAAGATGTTTCTGAACCCATGTGGTACTCGGTACTCGGGATTGCGGCGTACTGCACCAATCCAGAAGAGACCGCGATTAACTGGTCTAAGGAGTACCCTACCTACGACGAAGCAGAGACGCTGCGCAAGCTGGCTCAGTGGAAGAATGCTACGACTGGACCTGCAACGTGCGCTAGGTTCGATCAGGACCGCCCGTCAGGATGTAAGGGCTGTCGCTTCAAGGATAAGATCGGCACACCAGTTAGGCTTGGGCTTCAGTACCAAGAGAAGCAGGATGTTGATGATGCACCAGATGATATCGTCAAGCTGCTGAAGGTACCTAAACCCTTCAAGCGCACAGATACTGGTATGAAGTACACGATTGACGGCACCGATATCGATGTGTGCAAGTTCGATATCTACCCCGTTAGCTATGGTCGTGATGAGACCCTTGGCTATGAAGTCGTGCGCTACCGCTGGAACCGCCAGCATGTCGGCTGGCAAACACTGCAATTTAGACAGGCATATCTCGCCGCTGGGAGTAGGGAGTTTGCTGCTGCAATCGCTGACCAAGGCATTGTGCTGCAAACGAAGGAACTGACAGAGAGATTTCAAACCATGCTTCGCGCCTATATGGATGAACTTAGACAGATGCGGGCAATGACCAATCTCTATGCCACGATGGGGTGGAAAGAACTTGGTACGCAATTCCTTCTCGGTGATACGCTTATGCGTTCAGGGCAGGACGGCACTGTTACACAAGAGAAAATATCTATTACGTCGAATAGCCAGCGCAGCATCGACACCATGTTTGGTGTGCAGGGTACAGCTAGCGACTTCGCTGCATTCACTTCGCTGCTAGAGAAGCTGAACATGCCGTGCCATATGTTTGCGCTCGGTCTGTCACTTGCAGCGCCGCTAGTTGAGTTCACTGGGTTGAAAGGTATGACTATCAACCTCTATGGACCGACCGGATCAGGCAAGACGCTGGCTCAGTTGTGGATGCAGTCTGTCTGGGGTGATCCTATCAAGCTGCATTTCGCAGCCAAGTTCACACAGAACGCACTGTACCACCGCTTCGGCACGTTCAACAACCTGCCTGTCACGATTGACGAAAGCACCATCATTCCACCGAAGGAGATCGGTGAGTTCCTATACAATGTATCTCAGGGACGCGAGAAAGCTAGACTTACGAAAAACTCTGAAGAGCGTGAAGCTAAGACATGGGCTACGCTTTGCGTAACATCTGCCAACAAGTCTTTCGGTTCTATGCTGCTAGCGTCCGGGCTGGAGGTGGAAGCACAGATGGCCCGCCTCTTGGAAGTCTCTCTCAACGTACATCCGGTGTTTGCAAGAAGCACTGATGCCGGTCTTCGCATCCACACATTCCTGTCAACACATTATGGTGCGGTTGGTCGGGTGTTTGTCGAACATCTTTTGCAGCTTGGTCCAGACGGTATTCGCGCCATGATAGACCAGCATAGGCAGGAGTTCGCTGACACGTATAAGGTCAAGTTTTCCGGTCAAGAGCGGTACTGGGAACTGGCTATCATGCTTGCAGACCTGAGCAACAAGGTCGCTAAGTCCCTTGGATTGATCCAGTATGACTATACCAAGGGTACACAATTTGTCATAGCTCAACTCAAAGGTATGCGTAAACAAGTACGCGAGAATGTGGTCGATAGCTTTGATCTTGTTGCAGAATATCTGAATGAGTTCGCTAACGCCTCACTTACCATCATGCACACGGGTGGCGGAAAAGGCACACCGGACTACAACCGTATGCCCCGTAACGAGCTATTCATCCGTTTTGATTTGTATAAACCCACCCCTGCCGCTAACTTTGATCGCGGTACGGTGACGGTGGATCGGAAACACTTCAAGAAATGGCTTGCCTTGAAGGGTTCAGATTACCGCACAGTGCAAAGAGAAATTACGGAGGAAGGTGTCAACGCTACCCCGACTTCTGAAAAGATGTTCATGGGTAAAGATGCAAAGCTGAACCTGCCACAGACCTACGTCTTTGGCATCAACCTAAACCACCCTCGCTTGCGGGGTATTCTTGATGATGCTGATGAGGTTGCCACCAACTCGTCGTTGGGTTCAACCCTATCTGTTATCAAAGGAGGTAAAGATGAATAAACGTACCAACGTGTATGTCATCGCTGGGCTGCTTTCG